CAGAAGGAATAATCATTTTTACTCCTCTTGCTGCAACTCTAAGACCTCTTTCGTCAGTCATTTGACCGATGTCGATCAAAGATTGTTCTAACGAAGTTTCGTTAAGATCAACCTGCGTAGTTAGGGTATTTTGGAAAGTACCCGCTATCGTAGGGTGAGAAACACCAAATAAAGACTCGCCGTCACCTGATAAGAAAGTGTTTACACCTGGTAAACCATTAATTAAAGGTTCAACTGCTTTTACTTGTTTAGCGTTGCTCATAGATCTAGCTAAAGCTTTTGTATATCTAGACGCAAGTCTGTCATACAAGTTATCCTCGATCGCTTCTTCAGTGATCGCGAATGCTAAAGCCATAGTCTCGTGAGTGTATCTCGCTGTGAAAGTTTCTTGTGCTTGGTCGAAAGATACGCCTGCACCTTCACCTTTCACTTGCGCGTTTGCGAATCCAGATAACATTACTTCTTCTTCAAAAGCTCTGTCACTTGATTCTTCAGTATAAATCTCAGCATGCTGATTTTCATACCTTTTGTATTCCAGCCCAAATAGTGCATTTAGGCCTGGTTCTAGTTCTTTAACTAGTTGCGATCTTGATATTGCCATAGTCTATTTGCTCCTATTAATTGTGGCCGTTGAACGAATTAAGATTCGATACAACAATTACAGAAGCTCGAGCAGCTGTAGCATCCTCATTTTCAGGATCCTCCGCTGATCTTAGCATTCTAAATTGTTTACCGTTCGCTGAAGTCGTTCCAATGTCTAATGTAGATGATGATTTACCAGTGATATCGCTACCTGCTGATGTATTCATATCATACGTTTCTAACATTGTTGTTACTCCAGTCGCATCATCCGCTGCAACCACATATTGCTGGTAAGGGTCGTCCATTACAAAGGCTGTTGTGTCTTCACTGTTAGCCGGTGTGATAGTTGCTTTGTAGAAGTTCGAGAACGTCGGCTTCAAAGTTGTTGCCGCATTAAAGAATATTCCGTTCAAAACACCTAAGATGTCTGCAGCAGAACCGTTTCCGCCTACTACATAACCGCTTGAGATCTTGACACATTCACCATTGTATATAGTTGTGCTGTGGCCAGCATCGATTTTGTATTTTCCTTGACCTTGGATAGATGGTCCACCACCTAATCTTCCAGCTGGGATAAGTCCAAAACCTTGTGTGTTTCTGTTTGCCATAGTTTTCTCCTATTCCAATAATGGTTAACGTTAAATCGATGATAGGGATTAACCCGAGAATTCCTAATTAGGATTTCTTTGTACCACCGAAGGTTACACGAGACTGTCTATCAATATTGATAGGCATCCTCTGATCCTGCTCCTTCATGAGATCGTTGTCTACTGCTTCGCTTCTGTCTTTATGACGATTAGTCATATAGTCTTGTCTCTGCTTCGCAATCTCAACCGGTACCTTTGCAAGTAAAAGGCCACCAACTCCGATAACTCCCTTGTATTTCCCGTCTTCGAGAACTGGATAGTCACCTGCATTTTCGACTTCTTCGGCACGAACTAATTCATAACCTTCTCTTAATCGTCCAGTTACGTTTTTCGTATCTTGGAAACCGACTACCTCGGCTCTTATCCATCTGTACCTGAATCCATCAGGTGCAGGGGGTGCATCTAAAGATGACGGTGGAACCCAAACCTTTGGTCTTTCAGATGTAGACCTAGATTGGTTCGCACGAGAAGTTTTGTTTTCTTTTTCCATACGCTATACCTCCTTCGTGATTTTTAATTGTTTTGCGTACTCTTCGAGTGGCACACCTAATTTTTTAGCTATTGCTACCTGTGAAGATGTGAGTCTCACAGTTTTGCGACCAGGCTTTACGCTTCTTTGTGCTGAAGCGACCGTCTGAACGGGAGCTGTCGTATTTGTTTTAGTATTACCAAATTTATGTGGAAAGTCAACTTTAATTCTTTTATCAACTTCCGCATAATACTCGTTAGAATTAGGATCATACCCTTCTTTATCAGTAAGATCCTTATGTATCTCAAAAGCAGTGTAAGTCATTGCTCTGTCTGTACCAAACC